ATATATTAAGATACAATCAAACATTAATCCATAGAGTAAATGAAGATGGAACTATGTCAGATTTTTACATTGCTGCTCCAAAAATGAAATTTGTTATTAATAATGCTGCTAAAGTTACAAACAATACTAATGGTGTTAAATTAGTTCTACCTAAAAAAATTCAAGAACAAATAGAAAAATTAATTGACAAATATCTAACAAAAAATGAAAGAGAAGAATACGAATTGGTTGATATAAATTTAGATGATGAACTAACAAATGCCGAAAACGAGTTAAATGATGTTATTAATGGTAAAGAAGGTTTTGAAGGCATACAAGAGAAAAAAGAATTAATGAAGGGTAATGAAGACAAAGATGAAATAAAAGAAATAAAGGATGAAATCAAAACACTTGAACGTATTTACAAGATGCCTTTGGAAAATGAGATATATTTATTAACACAATTAAAAGAAGCAGGAGATGATGAGAAAAAGAAGGCATTTTTGGTCGATATTAAAGAAAATTCCTGGAAATGGTTTAAATCATATACATCTTTTTTAGGTGTATATAAATCAATTAATAGAGGTATTTTTTGTCCAGGCTCGTCGATGATGGATGCTATGGATAATTGTTCATTACGTCACGGAACAACTGAGCCAAAAGAGGTGGGAACAACAAATTGTGAGATGTATTATGAAGGAAATGGTAAAAAGATATCTTATGGAGGAACTATCATTTATTATAATCAACAATATCCACCACAATTGAATGCTAATATAGATTACAGATTGGTGTGTAATGACGGAAGTAAAGAAGATATAGCCGTAATAACAACAAATGACATACAAGTATCAGAATCAAAAGAATTAAACGCAAGAGTTTCTTATCGCGGTGTAATTGAAAAACTTAAATTGATTTTCGCCAAAACATATGATTATGAAATGTCTGATACTAGTGAATTGAGTGAGTTGTCGGACGAAGAAATTAAAACAAAGATGGTTGATAAATTGGCTAAATTATGGAATGCTGTTCAATATAGTAACTCTGTTGAGAATTTTAATAATTTGTTAGGTTCCACTGCTATTAAAACACTTGGAGACTTCCTTCAAGAATGCCAAGCTACATACCAGTGGGGTGGATATGTTAGTACTAGTGACACATTTATGGATACTACCAAAAATTTAATTGAGGCAAACAAGGGAACAGATAGAGAAATCATCCCCATTTATAGAAGCGTAAGTGAAGGTGGCAAAATTGTGCCATATGATGATGATGGTAATGCGTTAAGATTGGGTATTCAAGGCGATAGACCATCTGGATTTCGTTCTATATATATATTATTAAATGCTTCTTCTGGTATCAATGAACATTGTATTACTGGTTACATGCACACAATGGCAAACCAAAAACCTTCTAGAACATTGTTAGTTACTAGAAATCTTGGACAAGAAAATGAGAAGGGTTTAAAGGGTACAGTTATTTATGTAACACCTAACGCTAATCCTGATCGTTTCTCAATCGATTTAGAATCTAAATTTACATCTCCAAGGGCAGTAAAAGATAAAGATAAAGAAAGCAAAGGATTTCAAATGGCTACTGCTCCTGAATTACCATCTGTTATTGAAACAACAGGAATAACTATTGGTGGTCAAGAAAAACCAAGAAAATCTAAAACTAAAAAAACAGATATAGTTGAAGAGGAACAAACAGCTGGTAAAAAGACAAGACGTGCCAAGAAAAAACATAACAAAATTAGTAAGAGAAATAAAAAGGTTGTTAAAAAACGTAAACCAAGAAAAACACATAAAAAATAATTCAATAAATATTAACTTAAATATAACTAATTAATATTTATTAATGTCTACTCCCAAGGTTATTGTATTTGGAGCCAATGGCTGGATCGGAACAAAGGTTTGTAATCTATTAGAAGAAAGAAAAATATCTTTTACTAAGGCTGTGTCAAGAGCAGATAATTATGAAGAAGTTAAGCAAGAGATTACAGCTCATCAAATTACTCATATTATGAGTTTTATAGGCAGAACACACGGTGTTTATGAAGACAAAGTTATTGGAACTATTGATTATCTAGAGAAGCCCGGAAAACTTGTGGAAAATCTAAGAGATAATTTGTATGGACCTCTTATGTTAGCAAATGTCGCTAAAGAATTAGGTATCCATTTTACTTATTTGGGAACTGGTTGTATTTTTGACTATGATGATAATCATTTAGTAGGAGATGTAACAAAGGGATTTAGTGAAAAGGATGATCCTAATTTTTTCGGTTCGTCTTATTCAATTACAAAAGGATATACTGATAAAATTATGCGAACTTTATATGATAAGGATGTTTTGAATGTTAGAATTAGAATGCCAATTACTGACGAAATTCACCCACGTAATTTTATCACAAAAATCACAAATTATGAAAAGGTTTGTTCAGTTCCAAATTCAATGACAGTGTTAAATGATTTACTTCCAGTTATGTTAGATTTAGCATTTACTGGAAAGGTTGGAACACTTAATCTAACAAATCCTGGCGTTATTAGTCATAATGAAATCTTAGAAATGTATAGAGAAATTGTAGACCCCACATTTACTTGGGAAAATTTTACCATTAAAGAACAAAACAACATTCTAGCTTCAAAACGTTCTAATAATTGTTTAGATACGGAACTATTACAGGGCCTTCATAATGTAAAACCTATTAAAGAAGCTGTTCGCGATGTTCTAATTAAAATGGCTGAAATATTTAAAAAATAAAATAGCTCGTTATAAACACTTAAAATTAGTATTTTAATTATTTATATGAATCTGTTAGTTACTGGCGGTTGTGGTTTCATTGGCTCAAACTTTATTAATTACTATTTTAAACAAAATCCTGATGCTATTATAGTTAATTTAGACGCGATGTATTATTGCGCAAATGAAAATAATATTGATGAAAATGTTAGAATATCTCCAAGATATCATTTGATTAAAGGGAACTTATGTTCTTATGATTTGATTTTTAATTTATTAGAAATATATAAAATATCTAAGGTTATTCACTTTGCTGCGCAATCACACGTTCAAAATTCATTCGATAATGCGTTACAATATACATCGGATAATGTTGTAGGAACTCATACTTTGTTAGAAGCTTGTAGAAAATATAAGAAGATTAAAAGATTTATACATATATCAACTGACGAAGTTTATGGTGAATCTATGTTAGCAGAGGACGAGGAGAAAAAGCATGAAGGTTCTGTATTGTGTCCTACAAATCCATACGCTGCTACCAAAGCGGCAGCTGAGTTAATCGCAAAATCATATTATCATTCGTTTAAAATGCCTATCATCATTACGAGAGGCAATAATGTTTATGGTCCTAACCAATATCCAGAGAAATTAATTCCCAGATTTATTGACCTTTTATTAAATGATAGACAAGTTACTATTCAAGGTGATGGTAGTAATGTTAGAGCATTTCTACACGTTAGTGATGTTTGTTCAGCACTACATTTAATATTAGAAAAGGGAGTAATTGGCGAGGTTTATAATATTGGAAGTGATGATCACCACGAATATACAATTAATGAAGTTGCTTATAAAATTATTTCTAGATTGAAACCTGACGATGAACCAAAATTATGGATTGATTTTATTGAAGATCGCCCTTTTAATGACAAGAGATATTACATAAGTAATGAGAAAGTAAAGCAATTAGGCTGGGAAATTAAGACCGATTTTGATGAGGGATTGAATAAATTGATTCAAATTATGAAACAAGATAAGAAATAAAACAACTTAAAGATATTTTATCTATATTATAGTATATACGATGGAACTTTTCATAAAAACACTCACAGGGAAAACAATCACAATTGAAGTAGAGCCCGGCGACACTATTGAAAGCGTAAAAGACAAAATTACACAGCGCGAAGGCATCCCAGTAGACCAACAAAGATTAATTTTTAGTGGAAAACAGCTCAACTAAACCGTCAAATCGGGCTGGAAAAGCAGTCAGGATATAGGAAAATGGAAATAACTATATCACAAACCTGTTAGTGGTACCATTTAAAATACCACAGCTGCTAGTATCATATAGATGCGACATTGTCAAATTGCTGGAACCCCCTTAGAGCTTTCATTACCAAGTTAATGCTGAAAAGGATTAATGGCCAAGAGTAAACTTGGGTATGGTAAAAATATGAAAGATTGGGCAATCAGCAGCCAAAACCTAAATTATTAAGCTTATAATATTAAAGACAAATTATAATATTCTTTTAAGGAATGAAAGTATTTATTTATAAAATTACCTCTCCAAATAATAAATCATATATAGGGCAAGTTATAACAAGTAAAGGAATTAGAGCAAGATGGAGACAACATATCAATTGTGCGAAACTTGATAAAGAAAAAGGTTCTAGATTATTAAATTCAGCAATATTAAAATATGGTGAAGAAAATTTTAAGGTTGAAAAAATATGTTGTGTTAGTAATAAAATTAAAGACATAACAGAACAATTTTGTATTGCTCATTATAAAACATTAGCACCAAATGGTTATAATTTACAAAGTGGAGGAACATTTACAGAACATTCTGAAGAAACAAAAATAAAACGTTCTGAATCCTTAAAATTATTATTAC